ATTCCGTTTTTGTTAATAAAAGTAAGTTATTCAACTAACATAAAGTTAGTCAGAAGATTGTAGTCAAAACGTTATTATGATATAGTGTATGAATTAAAAGTGGAACATAAATATTCTTACACCGAAGTGGTGTAATCATCAGGTCCATGTGAAAGCAATTTCATGCAGGTTCAAGTCCTGTTACCTGCACAATAGCTTTTTACCCCAGTAAATACGATATTTACTGGGGTTTTGCTATACTTAAATCACTCTAAAACACGGAAAAATACATATCGTAGCTAACACACAGCTAACAAGTAGCTAACAAATCTACAAATAACAAATTCCCCTCACTCGCTTTTTTACGGCGGATGAGGGGGATTTTTTGCAATTATGTGTTTGTCAAGACATTAAAAATGTCCTTTAGGTTTTAATTAGCCAAGTGCTTTTTTTGCATTTGCGATTTTTTTATCTTTAGCCCAATTGCAATCATTGATAAGATGATAGATAGCATTGATTGTCTTCTCACCTACAATGCCATCAACTGTGACCTTACCTGCTCTCTGTGCTTCTTTTACAGCTTTCAGTGTACCGTCACCGAAACCGTTTGAGTTATCGACTTTTGTTTTGATGATTTTCATGTTATAAAGCGTAATTAACTGCTTTTTAAACGCGAGTGTAGCCGTATTGTGTGAGCCGTATTTAATCATTTCCTCATTCTCCTTATTTGATGTTTTACCGCCGAGCTGTGCAGTTACTTCGTCTGCAAGATTGCCAAGCCTGTTATAAAGCCAGTCACCAGGGCAAGATTTATTCGCAAACCACCTGTGTACAGTCAAGACCATTTCGCCTGATTTTGGCGAATAGTTTAAAGTCTTGTCCTGATTGCCAAACCAAAGCAGTTTAGTCTTGCCGTTACGCTTGCAAATGTCAACGCAGAGTGCAACGAGTTTGTTATACACCTTACTGTTCATGGTGTACGGAGCTACCGTGTCGCTTGCACATTCGATTGTGACTGCCCTCTGGTCATTTGCGTTTGATGAACTACACCAAGAGCGATTGCTCTCATCGACACAGAGCAACACTCTGCCGTCATAGCCGATTCCGTAGTTACAGCTTGCCTCACGAGCTGTGTCCTGAAAAATGTTTCCGAGTGTTTCGACACTGCACTGACCGACTACACAATGCGGAGTAATGCGGTCAATACTGTGTGTGCGTTTACCGCTGTGGTTTGGGCTTAATTTTGTGTAATTAACAAGTTTTGAATTACTCATAATTATTCCTCGCTTTCGTCTGTTTTGTTATATTTATAAGCTGACAAGCCGAGCAGAGCGCCTAAGAAGGTGTCAACGGCTGTGATAGTGCCTACAATCTGTTCGCCGTATGGCAAGCCCCAAATGCCTGCTACGGCAAAGTAAAGTGTACCGATTGCAGGCAGTACGATAAGAGCAATGTATTTAAGTACATCATAGATTTTGTTTGTCATTTTCATTATTATCATCCTTTCAATTTAAATCTTCCGCCGAATGTGCCGACTGGTTGAGGTACTTATCAATCTTATTGATAGCCTCGGTAACTCTGCCGTTACAACCCTGCTGTTTCAGACCATCAAGACACGCACGGAGTGCATACATTGTCAAGGTCTGCTCACCTTTGATTTTTTTGATTTCAGCGTTCTGCTTTTTGTTGTTTTCGATAAATTTAAAAACACCAAATACAACACCGCCAATTAAAGCTAACGCAGATATGATTTCTGCAAGCTGTACAATATCAATCTTCATCGCTTACATCTCACTTTCGACAGGCTCGTCAACGGTTGGATTGTCGCCCCAAACTGCCATGACGGCATTGTAATATTCATCAGACAGCACCGTTTTGAGCTGTTCTCTGCCCGATTTGCTGTTCATGTATGCGTTGCGGATGTTTCCGCCAACCTGCATTTCTTCACCGTTGAAGGTCAAAAACTGCTGTCTGAGTACCGAAACGCTGTCCTTTGTGAGCATATCAAGTGTGATTTTTTCTTTAAGTTCCATTTTTCATACCTCCGTTATTTAATTTTGTACAAGCAAATCACATTAATTTGCTCGCCGTCTGCAAATGTGTAAGCCGTCTTATCCTGAGTCGAAAACTGTAGCCAAGTGTTATTTTTCGGAATGGCAAATTTAAAGAGCTTGCCAAGGTTTGAAATACCGACACAAAAAACATTGTCCTCGGAAATACATTTGTACGGCAAATCAATCAGCGGACACATGCTATTGCCGCCAAGAGATACTGCGTTCATTTTGACCGTTGCACTGACGATTACGATGTCACCAATCGTCTTATATGTACAGTTTGCACTTTTGATTTTATCGGTGACGGTTGAATACGGTGTGAGTGTTGATGTACCACTTTCAATATTTGACGAATCGTATTTAGTCGCCAAGGCGGTTTTATCTGCTTTCACAAGCAGAGCATTGTAAACCGTACCGCTTGTGAGGTAACACGGGCTGTTATTTTTTGGTTCGCTGTCGAACGGCATTGAATTGAGCTTTTGGGCAAGTTTTTGGTCTGTTCTTTCCTTCGTATATGCGTCCGTAATTCCGTACCCTGCAAGCGTTGTCGATTTATTGGCTTTACTTGCAAGATTTGCGTCGGTCGTATCAAACCTTGCTCCAAGCGAATTTTGACCGCCTCTTGCTGTGGCTATTTCGGTTTCAAGTGCAATTGCTCCGTCCGTTGCCCGTTCAATCCCCTCGTCCATATGGTTGAGGTTGTCGGCATTGAGGGGCGGAGCAGAGCCGTTCACAAAGACAATTTTATTGTATTTGTTCATTTTCTTTTACTTCCTTTCCTAATCGTTTTTCGCCCTTTGACGTGAGGGCAGTTATAAATCCGTCCATTTTCTTATTGAACACAAATGTTTCGATTGTCGGCAAATCTTCAAACGGAGTTTTAATTGTGTACTTATCGCCTGCCTCAAGCCACCAATACGAAAACAGCTTAATTTTTGTCGGGCGGTATTTATATACATCACCAAAAAAATTAACAGAATTATATTTTGTGCCAATATCACTTGCTGTTGTTCTGCACCTCATCAAAATGTTATCGGAAACATACCACGAAAAATCGTTACTGTTGCCATACAAAAACGCTTTTTTATCAGCAAACTTAGCACTGTACATACGGATAGGCTCAAGTTCGTAATCTTCAAAGGATAAATCTTTGTACGAATCGATTGTTTCAACGGAAGATTGAGAATACAACCTTTTAAAACGCATTTTTCCGTCGGCATCTATAACGGCAAAGCTCAAAGTTAATTCTGCATAAGCTTGGATTAAATCTGACAAGGTAATGTCCTTTATAACCTTTTCCACGCAGGTATCATCAAATTTCAGCGGTACACTAAAGACAGATAAGCTCGGCGGTGAAACCCCTGTAATTGCATAATCTTTGGCAAATTCTGCGATTATTGAATAAAAGCTCTTAAAATTATCGTCTTTTTGATAGTGCGCATAACCATAAGCAAAGCTGCCGTCCTCGTTCTCTTTGCCTGCAAACCACAAAGACACATCCACCTTTGACATATCATAAAAAGCGTCATAGGCTGTGATTTTGACGATGTTACGCTGTTTTTTATCTCTTTGAGCCGACTGAATTTTTCCGTAGAAAACAGGACATTCAACCGTTCCTGTTTCGGCAGGACAAATAAGAGTATTTGACGGGTACAAATCATCTGACGGATACAACTCTGATTCAAGATATGTTGCCGTTATGATGACCTGTACCGTCTTTCCTATCAAAGCCGAGCAATCATAATCAATGAGTTTCACGCTCATTTCAGAGGCTATGCAACCGCCGAATTTCAATTCTTTTTCAACGATTTCATTTTCAAGCGAAAAACTGTTAAGCACGATACTTTCACCGGTTATATCCTCAAAACTGCCGTCAGGAGAATGCAGGGCAACGGTGTTGTAAAGTGTGTTTGTTTTCAGCTTATCAGCAATTTCTTTAGATACAAGCATTTTTAAGAATCACCCCTTAATACTCAATCAGCTCAACAGTAATCGGCTGATAGGTTATATCATTCTTTTCGGCATTCATTACGGTATATTCAATATCGGGAATATAAAAATAAGAGGTGTAATAGCTGTTCGTTTCATCGTTCCAATAAGTTACCCTGCACTTTCTCTGTAACTTATTCGCCATTGAGAGGTTGATAATCGACTGAAAATCAATCTTTTCGTCAAGATGAAGAATGTGAGTTGAAAACGAAATTTTTGTTTTGTAATTTGGCAGCGTTGCCCTTTGAAGCGTACCGTTCTGATCTCGTTCCGCAGAAGTTTCAAGTCGCTGATTCGGAGTTGATGAAAATGCGGTAATGTACTTATTCGGCATTATGTTGTTGCCGAATTTAAGCAAATAGCCGTTATAATTTGACATATCATCCCCCCTTTATGCAAATGCGGATTTACCGTTGTGTCTGCGTCTGTAAAGCTCATCCTGTCTTATCATTTCTTCAAAAAGCGTTGAACCCTCAAGCTCGGCAGTAAACGAATAAGTGTTGCCGCCGTTATTGCGAAAGATAATGAACATTTCATAAATGCGTTTAAGCAGGTCAAGAATTTGTGTGAGAATCACTGTATCCTGACCGCCCGAATTGTCGAGCATACCCTGTAACTTGTTAAGAGGAGAAATAACCTCAGGGTTACCGCTGTTAGCACCTGCGTTATCGCCGACAACCGCAAGTGTCGGAGCTTTAACAATACCGCCTTTTGCAAATTTTCGTGCCGGTGATTCCGTGGGCTCTTCAAATCTCGGAATGAGAGGCGGATTTTCAGGCATTGAAAAGCTCCAATCCTGTCCAAAAGCCGCTCCGATAATACCGGCTATTCCGCCGATTGAATTAACAACGCCAGAAACAAAGTTATAAATACCTGTCCACAACGCATTTATGCCGTCAATGATTGCGTTTATAATGAACTTAAACACGGCGCAAATGCCGTCCCAAATGCCTTTGAAGAAGTCATAGATACCCTGCCATGCTTTTTTCCAATCGCCTGAGAAAACACCTGTAATGAAGTCAATTAGACCGCCGAATGTTTTCTGTATAGAGGTAACCAACCCACCGATAAATGTAAACACATTATCAAACACTCTTTTTACGGCATTGAAAACATTCTGAAATATAGGTCCCCAAAAGCTGACAAGCCAGTTTACAAACGGTGACAGGAAGTTATTCCACACGGTTGAAACACAGTCTGCAACCTTGCCGAAGAAGTTTATTGCACCCTCAAAAACAGGCTTCAGCCAGTTTTCCCAAGCTGACTTTACTATTGCTACGATAAAATCCCACGCAGGCTTAATCCATTGATTGTAAACATTCATCAGGGTTGTGCCGATATTGGTAAACATATTGCAGACATTCTGAAAAATCTGCTGTCCGTTGCCGTTCCACCATTCGCTGATAATTGTTCCGATATTTCCGAAAATCTGACCGATAAAGTCAAACACATCTGCAAACTGCAATTGTAAATTTTCAAGAAACTCTGTGATTGTTGCACCGTCATTTTCAGTCCATTCAACAAGGCTTTCGGTTGCAATTGAAAACGCACCCGAAACAACTTCGCCGACTGAACCCGCAAAGGTTGTAAGATCGCTTAAAAGATTGGAAATTGATTCTTCCATTTGAGGGCGAACATTGTCAATTGCATTGCCTGCAAGTGTACCGAAATTATCAAAAAAGGCTGAAAGGTTGTTATAGCCGTTTGTAAGATTGTTGCCTATGGTGTCTATAAAGCTGATAATCTTTTCCCTGTCTTTTGAAATCCACTTAGCAACACCGCCTGAAATGGTCTGAAATGACTTTCCGCCGATTGTCGCAACCGCTCCGAATGCAGAACCGATTGCCCCGAGTTTTGCAGAACCGACCTTTTGCATTGTGCCGAATGCCTTTTGAACTATGGGAACAGCATTATCAAAAACGGTCTTGCAGTTCTTGCCTATAGCTGACCAATCAACCTTGTTAATACCTTTCTGTACATTCTCGACAAAACCTTTGAATCCGCTTTTTTCGTATAGATTTTTGAATGCCTCCGAAAGGTTTTTGCTTGTGTCCTTGACAACATTCTTTGCAACAGCTCCGCCCGATGAACCGCCCGATGAGCTTTTTGATGAAGATGTATCTGACTTTGAAGATGAGCTGTCAGAGCTTGAAAGCACATTCAGCTTATCAAAGCCCGCAACACTTCTCTTTGCTTTTTCGGAACTTTTCTGAACATTATCAAGTGACTTTGAACTGTCATCTGCCGTATCCGTAAGGCTTTTGGCAGAATCGGACGCAGATTTGATATTGCTTGCGGTGTTGTTGCCTGTATCCCAGCCGAAGACCTTTGAAAGCGATTCAACCGCACCTTTGGCATATTCCGTTAAAGTCGCAAGTGCGGAACTCAACCGCTTTACAACCTGAGTTGCCACCTGAAGAATAGGCTGACCGACTACGGCAAGGAGCTGTTTCCAACTTTCTCTGAGGTTGCCCGTTACATTCTCCCAACCGTCTGCTTCACGACTTGCCTGTCCCATAGCACCCGAAAGCTGATTAGCGTCCTTAACCATTTGCAAAAGCGTGAGCTGTTTCTGCGATTCCGACAAATCCGTAAATGACTTGCCATACAGCTTATTAGCCGCCGCATTTCGTGTGGTTTCAGTACAGGACAAACCGAGTGCGGCATCATTTTCAAAGTTGCCTTTGAGAAACGATTTCAGGCTTTCTGCGGTATCTTCAAGCGAACGGTCGTAATATGCGGCACTGTCGGCTGTTACCTGTAAAGCCTCCTGCATCATTTCCAAAGCACTTGAACTGTCCATACCCGTAGTTTTTGCAAAGGCATAAATGCTTGTGCCGACACCCTGTAATCGGGTTTCAAGAATACCGCTTTGATCGGCAACGCTCTGAATGGCTGATTCTGCCTGTGACTGCATTGTGCCGAATGTCTGCCCAAACTGCGAATTTGCCGCATTGACTTCCGCAGCCGATTCAATGCATTGCTGACCGAACTCCTTGATTTTTGCAACAGAAAAAGCGGCAACCACAGCCATTCCTATTTTCTTAAACGAAGATGAAACCGAATTGCTTAATTGCTCACCGCTACTTTTGATATTTGAAAACTCTTTCTCGGTTTTCTGAGAAACGCCCTCCGAAACCTTTGAAAAGGACTGTTTCATATCCGTGCTTACATTTTCAAAATCTTTTGAAAGACTTGAAAATGCCGAATCAAACTTTTTTGTAATTGAATCGGAAATCTTATGCAATGTTTTGGAAATATCATCACCCGTAAGCCTGACATCAAGCTCAATTTCACCCGCCTTTGTCGCCATATTTTCACATCCTTTCAATATAAAATAAAGGGCGTAGCAAATAGCGACACCCTTGGATATAAAAACAGCACATACCCGAAGATATGCGCTGTAATTAACAGATATTTAATTGTGGTTAATTTACATTTGAAGCAAGTTTCTTTTGTGTAATACCTGCAATTGCAAGCTGTTCATATGGTTTAGGAGCTGACAAACTGTCGGGAATTGGAATTCCATATGTATCACAAGTCAGTTTATCCATTTGAGCAATTTCAAGAGGTGTACAACCTTTGTCTTTCATAATTGTACGCTGAATACGAAGATAATTTGCAACACCGTTGAGGTACTTTACCGTATCGGGAGAAATAAACGCATTGACTGCCTCTTTAACTCTGAAATAGGTTTCTTCAAGATTTTCAAACTGTTCCCACGCTTTGTCTGTATCAAGAATTTTGCAATGATGGTTTGCTCCTCTTTCAGTCCACAAATATAAATGACTTGCTCTCTTTGACCACTCGTCTTTTAGACTACTGGTTACAAAGTTTTTAAATTCCTTTCCTTCCAAATAGAAATAATGCTTTCCCTCAACAAATTTGCTTTTGTTACGAGAAAAGTTTTTACTGATATAACTCGTACTCGTTCCATATGCTTCTGCAAGCATTGCTGTTGTAATAACTTTCTGTCCTTTGTATTCCATAGCTTTCATATCATTTAGTCCTTTCATCTTTTCATACTTTCCTGTGCAAGTTTCATTGCGTAGGTAAATCCGAGTAAGAAACCAAGTTCTTCGTGAACAACAACTCCCTCAACAAAAGTGTCGGCGGCTTTTAATTCGTTTCCTCTTTTTATAAGTTCAACAGCCTTGTCGATTGCTTCACTTGAAACTTTATTGACTTCAACCGTCAATGGATTTTCAGAATACTCATCACTTATAACATAGTTTCCGAAAATGTTATCTATGTTAGGATAGTACTTTGTGAATATTTTCTGCATAATAAAAAACTCCTATCAATCGTTTTGTTTGACAGAAGTAGCCCTAAATGATATAATAGATTTCAGATAGGGTTACCTGTCGGTGATAACAGTATCGTTCTTCTTTCCACAGTCAAACGGTACTGTTATTTTTTTATATCGCTTTCCAACTTTTTTATTCCTCGGCTTATTGCTTCAGTTTTATTAACCTTTTCCTGCTCACAATATTTTTCTAATAAGTTTTTATCACTATCACTTATCCTAATACTGATTTTGTTAGGTCTTGGGTTGTTGGTTGGTCTGCCTGTTCTTGGTGACATCTAACTATCCTCCTTTCTTTTGTCTGGCATAATTATATAATATTGTCGGGCAAAAGTCAAGAAGTTTTTTATTTATTTTTTTAAAATTTTAGCCACCCCGTTTGGAGTGGCCTTTTGTTTTAGTTGTTGAGTTCGTAGTATTTGATGTCTATTTTCGGAAGTGACACATTGTTGCCCATTACGGTTTCATATGTATAGTCGCCGTCACAAGTTCCCCAGAATGTGATTACATCATCTTCAAGGAGTTTGTCCGCACCGTCAGGAATTTCTACAGTTGCGTAGATTGTATCAGTCCACAATGGTTCATCAAGATACTCATTTTCTTCTTTGGTTATATTGATTCTCAGGTCAACCGAATCGCCCCAGCCTTCCTGAACCTGAATAATCTGACCTTCAAACTTGTAGTCATTACCTTTGTACTTGTCAGGGTTTCTTGAAAGAGTTTTAAAGTCGACTGTTTTGCAACCGTCTTTAAATTCTTTTTCAACCTTCTTCGGGTCTTTAGTAGGCTTTTCTGTTGCAACTTCTTTTGTGGTCGGTGCTTCTGTCGCTTTTTCAGTTGCTTTTTCTGAACTCTGATTTGCAACAGTAGTTTCCTGCTTTGATTTGTTTGAACCGCTGTTACCGTTAATTGCACCGTTTACACCGCCAACAATCATAATAGCAACAACGATAATAACCCAAAAATACCAACGCTTGTAAATTTTCTTCTTTGCATTTGCAGGATTTACGGTTGCCGAGGTTGAATCGTTTCCGCCAAATCCTGCACCGCACTTGTCGCAAAATTTTGCATCGTCCTTTAATTCGTTTCCGCAATGTGGACATTTCATAAACATACACTCTCCTTAATAAATTTGTTAGTGTATGTTACATTTTATCACTATATATTAACATTGTCAAGAATTTTGTAGATACAGCGAAAATTATGTACAAATTTACAGATTAGCGAAGAAGTCTTGAAATTCTGCAAGAACGGTGTTCATATCTTCGTCTGAATAGTGCTTTACATTCCTTGACCGCCATTTGTTGCGGATTTTATGCTGTGACGAAGTAAAGTTTTTCAAGACTTCTTTGTCGGTTTCAAGGCGAATTTGAACCGTTCTTGCAAGCGGTGTTTCGGGTCCTAAGCCTTGCAGAAGTGAGCAGAACTCATTCCAACTCATTTTAGCAAAATCCTTTGAATAAATGCTGACCCCATACTCCGAGCGAAAGCTCGACACGATTAAATCAAAGTCATCAATCAGGTCGTAGCCGGGGTCTGAGCTTCCCCCTCGTCAGTCAAATCGCCTGTTGCAATTTTGGCAGATTCGCTGATAAGGGCGTTGAAATCGTGCATATTCAGTTTTAACTTTTCAATCTTTTCTCTCTCGGATTCATCAAAAAGAAGATGATACATTTCGATAACATCTTTACTTTTACCGTTGCCGTCCTCAAAAAGTGCCGCAACTTTGAGCATTGAAACTGCGTCATTGTTGATTGCAAGGTCAACATTTTTAACTCTGACACTCGGCTTTTCCTCAAAATTAAGTTTGTCTGTAATATCAATTAACTTTGACATAATCGTTCATTCCTTTCGTTTTTTAAGCGGCTGCTGTATATACGGGTTTGCCGTTTGACATAACTTCAAATTCAAGCGGAGCAACACCCGTACTTGCGCCTGCACCATTTGATGTAACGGATACAACTGCATTTTTAAAGAGGACGGTTGCACCGTTGGGGAAGGTCCACATAAACGGAACTTCTACCTTTCTGCCGTTTTCAAATGACAATGCGGCAATCTGGTCGTTACCTGCGTCACCGATTGTACGCTTGCCCTTTACCGAAATTGTGATTGACTTTGCTGTCATAAGCCTTGACTTCCAGCCCTCGTTTTCAAAGGCTGTCCATTCCTCGACACCGTTGTCAAATGCAACGGAAAATTCTTCGCAGTTAGCAATATTTGTCGTGGCGGATTCTGTTCCTGCCTTGCCAACCGCAAACTGATTTTCATAGCATGGGAATACTCCCGATTCAACTTTTGCCATAAAATTACTTCCTTTCGTAATAAAATTTAACTTCAATGACCTGCTCATACACACCCTTGTCGTCTGTTCCCACATCAACGGGTTCTTCCGTGAGCAGTTCGATTATATAGATTTTGTGTTCCTTAATTTCAACATTTTTAATGTCGTAAAGCGTTTCGTAAAGTCTGCGTGCAAACTCCTCGGTTTCTCTTGCGTTGTCGGTGTAATGGATAAGCAAAGACACGCTTATTGTATCGTAGGTGCTTTCACCGCCGATTGCCCTTGTGGGTGTTCCCGACTGCTTTAATGAATACACACCGATTGACCTGTCCTGCTTGTTGTCAAGTTTGCCGATGTAATAATGCTCGGCTGAGGTAACGCTTTTGAGCCAATCTCTGATGTCCGATAAGTAAATCAAAGTCCTGCTTCCTTTCTGTAAAATCTCACAAATGCCCGACTGCAAAAATTCTGCCGTGTACCACCCTCAAGCCACGGAGCGAACCATTTACCGCCGGCGGCAATGTTTTCCTTACGGCTGAAATTATACTCGGGATGAAAATACAACCGCCTTGCATACGGAGTGCTTGACACAATTTTAACCGTGCCGTTCCAACTCTGCGCACAATCTTCAAAGGTATTTTCGTTCTGAAGATTACCCGTATCAAACGGCATTACCTGCGTGTTTTTCACCTGTTTAAGAAGTGCGTCACCTGTCTGTTCAAGAGCCTGTTGCTTTGCCTTGTCAAGCTGTTTTACAACAGGCATATTGAGTTTGATTTTTGATGATACTGAAAATCCCATTAAATCACATCCAATTCCGTAAAATTAACTTTGCCGTCGGGGTTGCGGTGTTTTGTACCCTGTACGATGTTTCGTTTTACGCCGTCAAGGATTACAAAGCCACCGCTTAAAGTGGGGCTGTCGGGGGCAATATCGCCGTCAAAAAGCAAGACAGCCGACACCTGAACAATTTTCTGCTCTTTGGTATAGACCGTCTTTGCCTTTGACTGCATATTACACAAGGCAGAGCCACCGTGCAGGGTTGCTGACGGGTACAAGCTGTCGGAGGGATACAGATTTTTGCATTCAAACACGGTCAGGGGTGCTCCGTCTTCGGTAACACCCTCACCGTAGATTGTGACCTCGACAGGAGTTTTGCAGAACTGCTTTTTTACAAGTGACGGAAATTTCACGGTTTTCACGCACCTTTCAGATTGCAGGATAACAAAGTCCCGTTGATTTTAGCAACGCATAGAGGTCGGCAGGAATTGCCACTCCGCTGATACACATTAAGTTCCAGCTTGCACCAAATTCCATTGATGTGCCGTTGATTGAATAGCTTTTCAGATAGGAAGAAATCATATCGGCATTTTCTTCTTCAAAAGCAGTAAGTCTGCTATGCACTCTGCCGATGATTCTCTTCTGCATTTCCGAAAGTTTTTCAAAATCAATGCGGTTAAAAGTTAGAACATCAATGTGTTCGGCAGAGATAACGCTGTTCTCATCTCCGCCCTGCTGTTCAATGTAATCGGCATACATAGATTTACTCCTTTGTGTCTGACTTGGTACTCTCTTTAAGTTTTTTGTTTTCGGCTTTGAGCTTTGAATTTTCTTTCTTCAAAGTATTGTAATCATCAACAGAAATTTTCTTGCCTAATCCATATTCTTTGATTTTGCCGTTGTCATCCTGAATATCATAACCACGGGATACATAAGTCTTAGCTTCCTCGTCTGTGTTGACTGTATATGACTTATTGTCTTTGATTGCTTTCATTTTTTCTCACCTCGCTTTAAGCCTCGGCATGAATGATTACGCCCTGCTTCATAAGTTCGTCAATGGCAAAAGTACCATTAACTTTTCTGTTCTGATATATATAATTATCAGCTGTTCGGCTGTCAGAACCCGGAGTATAGACATTGATATATGAATACTTAACTCTTGACACCTGTGCTTCCGGGTCAATAAGAATATAGTCAATCTGCTTAGCTGAGCTGTCAGCAACACAACCGTTTGTAAAATCAAACAAAGACTTCATTCTTGAGCTTGGCACTTCTACAATCTTATCAATATCATCAACGGAACGAACACGGCGGTCAATGCCCTTTGCGGAACTGATTTCAAGTGTTCTCTGAATACCCTCTGCATTCTTCAAAAGCTTTTTGTACTGTGGTGTCGCATAAAGAATAACCCTGTCGAGCGGTACACCCGCTTCGGCAAAAGCCTCAAGGTTATCGTCAAAATCTGCAAGCACATTCGCCGCAGTTAATGCAGTAGTTTTTACTGTTGCACCAACTCGCTTAGCCTCTGTATAAAGCTTGCTGTAAGTATAACAGTCGAGTTCAGGGATAGCCTGTGTTTTTTCAAAGCGTGTCTGAATATTTGCGATAGTCACTACCATATTTGTTTCGTCAACATCAATAGGGTCGATAGCAAACTCAATATCTCTGTCGTGGTCAAGGGTTTTGGTTTCGTAACCGTTTGAATATGTACCCAAATTAAAACCGCCTGCACCTCGTGTATGGTCTTTATAACCGCTGACCGAGAGTTTCGGAATTTTAATATCCTTACCGTTGATAATCTGAATGTCAGAGTTTGAGTGGTAAAGGTCATCGCAAGTAAGGGCTTGACCGTACAATTCTCTTAAAACATTACTGAAAATAGTTGCGTATTCTAATACTGCCATAATTATTTACCTCTTTTCTTACTTTTTCGATTTGATGCCGAAAATTCCTCTTAAGGCATCTTCTGTTAAATTTTTGTCGCCGTTGCCGTCACCGCCGATTTTCTTAACTCCTGTGCCGTTCTCGGCAGGTTTGCCCTTGAGTGCGGGGATATCGTCAAGCACCTTTTTAACAGCCTCTGTCAGCTTTTCCGCATTGACCTTGCCGTCTGTCACAGCTTTTGAAAAGTCTGCAATTTTAAGCACATACGGAACGGTTGCAATGTCAACGCCCTGTTTTACGGCTTCGAGGGTTGCCGACTGGTTGACTTCTGCCATAAGCTTTGCGTTGTTTGCAGATTCAACTTCCGACTGCATTTTTGCAAAGTCGGGAGTGTTCTTAGCTTTCTGCTTTTTAAAAGCACCGATAGCCTCTTTCATCTCATCGGCTGACAATCCCTGCTCCTTAAAATATGACTTCAAAACGGTGTCCTCTGTCACGCTCTGTTTGCCTGTAATAAGGCTTGCGAGCTTGTCGTAATCAAAGACAGGAGCGTTTCCCTGTGGAGTTCCCTGCGGTGCAGGTGTCGGTTCATTGGGGGTTGGTGTTGGATTTGGTTCTGCCATTTTTTCATATCCTTTCAGTTTTTCGGGTGTCTCCCGTAATCAGTTTATAGAGTGTCTCTCTGTTTCAGTTTTGCACGGTGTCTCCCGTAGTTTAATGTCTTCGGACAATAAAAAAGCACCTTACATATTCGTAAAGTGCTTAATCCGCTTTTTCTGTTTTTTCTGTTTTAACTGCTTTGGCTCTCGGCTTTTTGGGAGCGTCAGGCTTGACCTCTTCTGCAAAACCACCGTCAATGAGTTCCTTTGCTCTCTGCTCGGAGCATTCAAAAACTTCATTCACAGGTCGTGTTACATAGCCGTTCTGCCTGTCGTTAAATGCTGTTGTTACTCTGATTTTCATTCTGTCACCACCTTTCTAAACTGGTCGAAATCGACGGGTTTAAATGCAATAAAAAAGCACTCTGATTTCTCAAAGTGCTGATTTGATGTATTTAGTTCTGTTACGGCAAGTTACAGGCAAGTTAAGCAATGCCGTGAACAAGCCGTTTTTCTTGCTCTGAACATATTCTCGGCAAGTTAAACAACAAAACCGCCCTTTTTACGGAGCGGTTAGATTATGCCACTATCTTTTAGATATTGCATTTTTTGTTTCTCTCTAAGCTTACTGTAAAGTGCTTCAGCATCTTTAGCTTCTTGTGGAGCATCTTCACGCAAAGTGACATTTAAACCATTTGTTACAAGGTACGGCTTAAACGCATTCCATAGAGATTTTTGTTCTTCAGTTTGTATCAATCTCATACTATCATCACCCTAAAAGTTTGCTGACTCTGTACTCATTATACACTTCATCCATAGCTTTATCTTTTAAGCATTCAAAAGCATACTCACTTATATCCTCTATATTATAACCGTTATTTATCAATTTTTCAACCTTTGGAGCATAAATTTTATTAAGGTAATCGCAATATTCAAAATAATCGTTAATACTTCCGAATTTTGCTCTGTAATTTTTAGCGTCTTGCCAATGAATCAGTTCGTGCAGAATTGTACTCAATCTGTCTTGCGGACAAGCCAAGTTTTCTTGTAAGCCTGACAAATCACTTGTTGAAAAGTATGCTGAATTGACATTTAGAACATTTTGCATTGGCATATATGAAGCAATAGCATTTACTCGCATTTCTTCGGGAGTGACAATACAAATTTCAGGCTTTCCGCTTGTTTCAACCTCTCCGAGCATATCAAACGCTTTTCTCACTTGCATATCAAAATTATGAAGTTCTTTTCGTTTTAGCTTTACCTTATCTGAAATATAAACATTATCACACAATGTATTTGCATTGTGGGTATCAATTGTAATTGTTTCGCCCTCAATTTTGCGTTCAAAAGTTTTTGATATATCTTCTTCAAAAACAGGTCTGTAATATTTTTGTTCATCAGTCTTCAAAGAAAATTGTTTTGCCTTTTCTTCAAGCGTATTCGCCCTATCGTGCCACTCATCGGCTCGGGTTTGGGCAATGCGTTTATTGTCCTCATCAAGGCTGTATTCGGCACGACGGTCAAAGCGTTCTGCCTGACGCTGTGCATACTGCTGTTTTTCCTCAATTCCTCGCTGACGGTCAAGCTCTTTGATTTCATCTTCAGACAACGGTGCGTCCAAATCATCAAGTTCGGGATAATATGTACTTGTGCTGTCCTTACATCTCGGATGAAACAAACCGTTCTTGATTGCAGTTGAGAGAAGCGGATAGTTTCCGTCTGACTTTTTGCCGTTTGAATAAACATCGTCAATAAACACCTTGCCGATATATTTTGCACAATCGGGGCAACCGCCCTGTCTTGAGTTCACAACAACGAGGGATACTCCCCATTCGGCTCGCTTTTCGCCCTCACCACGCAGATAGGCTCTTTTGTTGGCTGTTTTAACCGCCATGTCCGCATAATCCGAGAGCGTGTGCCTTGCACCGTTCTTGTATTCCACACAATTAAGACCTGCGTTGAGCATATCTTTGCAGGCGATATCAACGGCTTTTTCGTATGTAACCGCACCCGTGTTCGTTGCAACCTGTGCGTTAAAAATCGCCTTGCGGTACTTGTCGTTGCTCATACGCAAAACCGCCGTTTCTGCCCTCTTTAAATCGTCTGTGGTCGATTTTATGAGTGCGTCAAGTTTACGGTCATTCACCTTAAAAAACTCGGCTGTGCTGTGTTCTGACGGCTTTTTCGGGGCTTTGAAACCGTCCTTGACAGCCTCAAGGATTTCTGCCTCCTGACTTGCATTTCCGTCAGCTTTGGCAGTGCGAATCATCTCCTCGACTTTGCTGTTAATGGTTTTGAAACGCTTGCCGAATTTCTTTGCGTTATGCTTGCGGTACTCTTCAAGGCTTTTGAGCTGTTCAGCCTGCCATTGTGTCCAATTGTAACCCTCTTTGGTTTCTTCGGCTCTGTGACGGCTGAAATTGCGCATCATGCTGTCGATAAGCTCGTTTTCAATTCTCTCAAAAGCCTCTTTAATGTTGTAATCACTCATCATTTACCTGTGTATCGTTCTGTTCGGGATTGCTTTCGGATTTTTCCGCATTATCTTCCGCATTTTCTTCATCTTCTGCGTTATCGTCAGGCTCTTCGGTGTCGGTAAGGTCCACATCGTCAAGCTCCGATTTTTCTTCTTCGCCTGCAATGCCCTGTTCTTCCTTAATTCTCTGCACCTCTTCGGCTTTCCAATCCTCCGACTTGCTGTCGCCGTAAAGTTCGTCAACCGATGTTTTAACTGACATCAAACCGCCCTGTCTTGCTTTTGACACGGTTTCAACCTGACTTTCAAAGCTCGGATTTGCATATTCGCCGAAGTTCACGGACACTTCCAATCCCTCAACAATGCCCTTGCCGTTGAGTTCACTGTCTGCATTGAGTACAACTGCAACAAGGCTTTGAAGTGCGTTCTGCGTAATTTTCACAAGGTTCTGCCTTGTGTAAAGGGTTGTCTTTTCCTTTTCACGCTGAGCGTCTGCATTATCAAGCTTCTTCGTATCAATGCCGAGAGTTGACGGCGATATAATGCCCTGTAAGCAGAGGTCGAGGGCAGTAATGTATGAACTCAAATAGCTTTCGTGCTGAATCTGCGGACTTTCGGTGTAAATCCTGTTGCCGTTGCCGTTTTCAGACATATCGTTGCCCACGGCGATAAATCGGTTGTCAAACGGATTTGGCGATATTGGCTGACAGGTTTCGGGATTTCTCGGAACAAGGCAATCAGGCACATACTGCTTCGTTCGGCAGGCTCTGAGTGCGTCCATCCACTGTGACCACACTTCATCAAGGCTGTCGAAAGCGTCTGTTTTTATGCCGATAATGCCCGCACCTCTGCCCTTGTGGCACGATTTGCCGTAAAGGACAGGTACAGCCCACATATATGATTCGTCAAATGTAACGCCCTTTGAATCAATCCAAGAAAGTGCGTCTACCGTGTGCAGGTCAATCTCTTTGCCGTTGTCATCATACAAAGCATAGTGAATATAGCCGTAACCGTATGTTTCTTCAAAACGGTAACGGCGGTGTTTTTGCGTGTAATCGGTGTAAAACTTAACCTCTCGGATTCTGCCACGCACATATGTAAAGTCGATGTTTTCGGCAGGATACCATTCAACAATCGGAACATCTGATACAGCCATGTCAAAGCTGACCTTAAAAGCACCGTCACCGACAACACATAGGTCACGGAGCATTTGCTTAACCGTGTCGGACAATTTGTTCTGCTTTTCAATGTCTTCCCAACGCTCTGCATAAGCGGTTGAATTTTTGCTTGTAACATCTGTGCCGTTGTAGTCGGCAATTACGATATTCACAAGCGTTTCGCAGATGAGTGCCGGCAAACCCGTGTGTATTTTACGGATTTCAAGCCCCTTTGTGCTTTTTGCCGCCCAAAACATAGTTTTGTTTGTATCAATCTGCCTGTACAGCTCCGCAAGCTGTCTGCTGTTGCCCCAATACCAAATGCGATTGATAAAGCACTCGGTCAGATGATTGCTTGTTTCGGTAACGGTAATTGTTTTGTCGCTTGCAGGAGTAATCTGCAAAAAGTTTTTAATTCCCGATCTGATAGATTCAGCCATTCTGTTAATCAGCCCCATTTATTTCACTTCCAATAATATTTTTAAACGGCAGCCACGCATATTGACCGCTGTTAATGCAATGGTCGTGACCGTCCTCGGGTGTATTGTCTTTATCCTCTCGCCAGCTGTAAATTTCAAACTCGGCAATCGTGTTTTTACAATGTTCAAGCACAAAATAACAGTCGGTGGCAAGCCAGCCGAGTACAAGATTGATTCGGTCGATAATCTTCGTTTTCTTCCATGCATTTGCAAAGTCATAGACACAGCCGTGCTGTCGCTTATACTTTTGAAATTCGGTAATAGTCGCTTGGTCGGCGCTGTCAATAAAAGCCGTGCGTGCAAAGCCCCATTCATCACGGTTGCGGTCAAGAAAATCAATAAAATTCTTCACCGTGTCACTCGGGGCAATAGGTGTTTGCATTTCGGCATTGTTGTAAACTCTTTCATCAAGCTGAACACACTTGCCGTGATTGGTAATGCCGTAAAATGTCATTGCGATAGTGTCAGGCGACTTCTGCGAATAGGCGGTATCAAGACCTGCGGTGAACTGAACAAAGTGTTCCGACTTGCGGTTACAGTTCAAAAACTTTCCTGCCCACTCTTTTGATTTGATATGTCTTGCCCTCTCAAAATTCGGGAACACAAGACCTGTTGCTCTGCCTCGCAAACCTAAGATTTTATTTTTATAGAGCTTTGTACCTTTCGGTGCAGAGTTCTTTTTCTTTTCAATCTGTTCAGGTGTAAGACTTAAATTGTCGGCAAAAGAAAAGAACCAATACCGCCAATTCGGTACAGGTTCTTCGGTAAGCTCCGCCGTAATCTCGGGAGGAACATCGTTTTCATATTTTTTAAAAGGACGGGAGCGGTTGACAAACTCCTTATACACAGGCAGGCTCGGATCATCGGGATTCAGTGTTGCAAGCATATAGTCATTACGGGTTGACATCTCTCGGATAAACTCGATATCAGCGGTGTTGATTTCGTCAATATACACGCACCCAAACTGCGCGCCGAGAACCATTTCCCACTTATCCCGACTGCTGTAACCGAGAATATAGATAATTTTGTCCTCAAACTTGATATGCGGCAGCTTGTAGTCCTTGTCGCCGTTGCCGCAATAGACAGCGTTGCGGTGCAAGTCGAGAATACCGTTGTCCTGCTGAATTATAGTTTCCTCAGCCTTGCCCGTAGTCTTGGCGGCAATTGCGTGTATCTTCTTTTTACTTTGCGACACCATTCGCATAAACTTAACGCCTGCTCCGACGGTAGTTTTGCCGGACGCTGTAGTTCCTTCAAGAAATTCAGCCGACACATTTGTTGTGTTGATAAAGTCGATATACTTTTGTGACAGCGGGAATTTGTTACTCACTCAGTCCCTCACCGCCCAACTGTCTGAACACATCGGATAGCTTTTCGGACTGCTCAACCTTTGCGTCAACCTTAACGGTGTATTCGCCCGTCATCTTGTTGAGCGTGTCAATCGCTCTGATTCTGTCGGAGGTGTCCTGCCCGTCATTCCTTGCAATGTCGGACAAAGCAACCTGTCTGTCCTTTGCACTCATAATGCGCTCATCTTTGAGCCTATCGGAAAGCTCTTTGATATAATTTGCGATTGTAGTATTTTGTAGTAATTTTGAAGCATTGGTATTAGCATATTTTGCGGAATATCCTGCCTTAACAGCACTCTCAGCGGCGTTACCGCTTTGTGCATAATATTCCGCAAACTTCCTCTGCCTTGCATTTAATTTGTCTTTCACGGTATCACCGCCCTTTCTAAAAATAAGCAAAAGAAAAGACAGCACATTTCTGTACTGTCTTTAAACACAGGTTTCCGGAGTTGCACCGGAATCTGTAAAAACTGTTTTCCTATTTAAACTATCCCCTGCGTTTATAATATTATATCAATAAATTTCTAAATATTCAAGTGTTTTCTTTTTCTTTCCCATTTATTCAATAATGCACTTACATATTTCTGTTCTTTATCAGTCAATTGACGATCTCCAATTTCATTATGTTCATAACCCAAATGGGTATGTGGCATCATTCCATTATGAGGTCTACCTTTAACGTCAATTTGTTTTATTCTTTCGCCGTAGTTGTCATAAAAAGTAACACTTTTGATGTTGCTCTGTTTGTCAAACTTTCATAATACCATTATACGCAGGGTAAGGGTGACATTCAATGACATTTCAAAATAATTTTACGAGAAATCGAACTTTTTTCGGAACGCCTGTAACGCTTCGCCGTGCAATCTCAGGGTATGCCTTACGCTCATTTCCATACTCTCGGCAATATCCTCCCACCTCTGACAATTTATGTAATACTCGGTCAAAATTGCAATGTAACGGTAATCGTCAAGTGCGTTGATTTTACTGCGGATTTCAGTTTTCAACCGCACAAGATTGTCAATTTCCCGATTGATTTCAGCCTGAAGGTCTGCAATCCTGTCAACAATCCGCATAGGGTCATTCACTCCCGATGTCTTAACAGGCTCATTCTGCTTAACCGATACCTGTGCAATATTCAGCCTAAGTTTCGACAGCTCGTGTTCTTTCGTTCTGATCAGCTTATCCGAAACCCTGACCGAATATAAATAATCTTTAACCGTCAATCCACTTCACGCTCCTCGTCAAGCATACCAAGTTCCTGCGCCAACGCAACAACAGCGTTTACAATCAAATGCAAATCCTTACCTTTGATGTTACACATATTAAAGCAAACATCGCCCTCATCGTTATCAAGTTTACCAAAATCAATAACAAGTCCCTTTGTGATCGTCTTGCTTTCATTGTTATCGTAATTAACGGTAATGTTTTTAATATCTTTCATTTTCTTCACCTCTCAACGATTTGGCAATTCTTTGTTGATTCTTGCAGATAAGATCATTTATGTTACAAAATAAATAATATGTCAACCCTCTTATCTCTTCTATATCATCTGTGACCATAATGCGATTGAGTTCACCGTCAATCATATCACGGGTGTTATTGATTTCCTGTCTGAGTTTCATTTTCTTCATTCTCCTTCAAAATTAACAACTTTTCCGTTGTCGGTGTAATCTCGTTTGTCAAATTCAAGTTTTAACTTGTCGATGACAACCCTGTCAATATGCTCCCAAAACACTTCATCAGTGTCGGAGTGTTCAATTATTTCGGTCATAGACTTTAGTGCCTTTGCACATCTGTCACGGCCAAAGCCGAAATCTTTATGCAAGGCAAATACAATCGTCTTAAAAATTCGCCTTGTGGCGTCCGCAATTTCCTTGTCCTTGACTTTCTGATATTCCCTGTCGGCAAGGCGGTTAATCTCCGCCATAGCCTCTTTTTTTAGCTTAACTGGTATTCTTGCTTTCAACGCTTTCTCTCCTTTCAAATTCACAGACAAAGCCTGTACTTACGGGCTTGCAAAACCTACAGTGCTTACAGCAGTAAACGCAGATGTACAAACCTTTTTCAGAGTACGGGCATTTCCGTATGCTACACGGATGATATTCGTGTTTACACTTTCGACAAACCTGCAATTTCATAATCAATCACCCAATTGCAGATATTTTTCAATTGTCTGCTTTGCTGATGTACTGCCATAACATACCTTTACGGCGTATCCGCACCGTGAAAGATTCTGCAACCATTTATCCTGATGTTCAGAAGTCTTATTGTTGCCGACTTTAAGCTCAATATATAAGCCGTGATATTTACCTTTTGGCACAGCAAGGCATAAATCCGGAACACCTGCCCTAACTCCTTGCCTTTTAAGATGTGCGGCTTCGGCTTTATCTCTTCTGCCACCATTTGGAACAGCGTACAGCATTGAAAGTTCAGGATGTATTTTCATTTGCACACATTTATCCGCCCATTTAATGAGTTTACATTGCTCCTGTGCTTCAGACATCATTTTCATTTCCTCTCGTAAAACGGTAATTCTTATTTTTATCGGCTTTAATAAAAATTTTCGGATTAGCCATTTCTGAAATTCTACTGCCTAAAGCCTCATCAATCTGCGAAATCTGTTCAAGTGATAATTCAGATGTTATGATAGTCGGCAATCCTTCATTGTATCTGTAATTGATAATCTTAAATGTAGCATTGACATCAGCTGTTGAGACAAAATCGCCCCTGCGAGTTTTAAAAAAATCATCAATGTAAAGAATTTCCACTTGCTTATATGAATTTATGAGAGCTTCATACACCTCTAAATTACTCGATGCCTGCTTGATTTTGGTAATATCATCCTGCCAAAGCATATATTTAGGTGCTTTGCCTTTTTTGAGTAATGCTCCGACAATAGCCGTACATATATGTGTCTTTCCACAACCGGGCTGACCGCCGAAGAAGAACCAATCAGAGCATTTGTCAATGTACTCATATGCTTTATCTTTCACATATTTCTGCCAATCAGTACTAACCTCGTAACTTTCAAAAGTATATCGCTTAAGAAGTTTCTGAAGGCCACTGTTCTGCATTCTTCTTATTTCATCCCTGACTTTTAAACAATCACATTTGCAAGCAACCACATCATATGTAACCTGCCCGAAAGGCGTTTCGCCTGCCTTTACACGGTAAATATAGCCTCGGTTCATACATTTCTCGCACTCATAGCCAATGAGCTTACCGGGTGTTGAGTTAAACACTTTTGCTTCTTGTTCGGCTCTTTCTCTCGGAGTGAGTTCTTTAGAAGACTTTCTCGCCCGTTGGATAATTTCCTCCGCTCGCTGTGGTGACATTATTCTTGACATTATCGCTTGGATTGAATCCATATCCTACACCTCCTCTGTCTTGGACCTTATTAAGCCATTTAGTAATGAACCCTTTAATGCCGGTTCTTGTTTTTCTCCTGCTCGGATTAGCTTCGAGCCACCCCAACATCGAACGCAATTGTTGTTCTACATCAACAGCAGGATACAAAATTTTGTAGTGCTGAACATCAGATTTTGAAACTGAATAATTACTCTTATCGTTCAAAGGTAATGTAATAAAAATATTTTCACCGGCGGTGTCGGCTGCATTTGCAGACGGCATCGCATAATAATTATTTCTATTTACTTTACTTTCCTTTACTTTACTTTTCTTTGTGTCGTTCTCGGAGAGATTATGTTCATTCTCGGAGAGATTATGCTCATTTTCAGGTATAACTATATAAGCCTTTGTTTCTTCCGCTTTCAAAAGCCAATATAATCTATTTATTGTGCGACCTCGCACGGAGCGTTTTTCGATAGCGTACATATATCGTTCTTGCATCATTTTGTTGGTCAGTATGCTCTCCCTATCAAACAGCCCGTTATCAAACAGCCCAATTCGTAAGCAAAGCTTAACTACCTGATTTACCGTATCTGATTTAATTCCACCGCTCATTCGTTTCGCTATCGTGGCAGCACTGGTTTCTTCTCGCCACTCATAATAGTAACCATTTGTTGCATAAGCTTTGGTACAAATCCAAAAAAATACTCCAAAGCCGTCCCAACCCTGTGCATCAATAAGCACATCAAATCTCTCATCATCATCGAACAAGTGAACATCCCAAGCCGCAAAGTCAAGCCCTCGCTTTGGTTGTCCAGCCATTCACTGTATCACCTCTTTCTTTTTGTATTAAGTTTCAGCTTTGTACAAAGATATTCATCAAGCTCTATACCGTAGATTTTGTACTTATCAAACAGCTCTTTTTCGTGCCGATGTGCTTCATCGTGGTGCTTTCTGCAAAGGCATATAGCTTTTAATCCTATATGTACAATCTGTTCCCTATCTCGCCCCATACCAATTCTGTCAACATGATGAACTTCACCTGGTGCATTGCATATTGCACACTTACGATTTTCAAGACAACTGTACAAGTATCTGCCTATATCATCTGTAACATTAAGCAGAGTATCTCTTGTTCCGATATTTTGGTAGAAACAAAAATCTATCAGATAGCTTATGAAATCTCTTGCTACGCTTTTTTCGCAATCAGACAGCGAAAAGTATTCAATGCCAAATTCACCGCAAAAATTAAACTTGAAATATTCTTTAATCCATTCGGGATTATCTCCGCACCAAAATGCTATATCTCTGATGATTGCGTATATTTTTCTTCGCTGTTCGGCAGAAATCGTGCGTCCGTCAACAATTCTGAGTTCAATTTCATGTACTTGTTTCTGTGCAAGTTCTCTGCCGATACGCTCATGCGGTCTTACTATTAAGTTATATCCGTCATAAGATACTATGTTCGCTGATGTAATCATACTAAGTCCTCGTGTTGGTGCATATAAACGAAGAAACTGTTATTACCCATATTTTGATACAACCATTCATCGCACTTTTCTTTGCTCAAATGTGTACGAAGAACTCTATCTTCGTACACATATTGATCTTTCAATCGTTTATCTTTTATTCGATTAAGTAATTCTGTTTTTGAGTAGTTAGCTTCTACAAGATACAAATCGTAGTTCGTAGCTGTTATATGAGCGATTTCCGATGTATCAGTTGCGTATATAACTTTATATATCCCCTGTTGAGTGTTGAAGTGTAACTTCCAGCCGATATTAGGAACATCATGCCGAAGTGGTACTGCTGAAAAAGTAATATTGCTGATTGAGTACCATTTATCCTGAGCGACTATGAAAGAATTGTATTGAAAGGAGGTATCACCTAATAAAAAAAGCTTTTTGCAAAGATAATTGGGGTAAATTATCCGAATACAAGGGTGTTCGGACAGCAGTCGCTTTAGAGTAGCAACATTACAATGGTCTCCGTGTTGATGAGTTAAAAAAACATATTTAACTCGGTCAACCACTTCACACTCAACAAGTTTGCTGAACGGCACTCCGCAGTCAATCAAGACCTGACCGTCAAGAAAGACTGCGTTGCCCTTAGAGCCTGTGCTTATTATCTCTAAATCAATCATTTCATTCTGCAAGATCATCAATAGAGAACTGTTCTTCATCCGGTTCAGATGAAGATGAATTGTAAATTTCAGGTGTTTCAGCAGGAACTTCTGCATCAATCATGGTATCGGAGTCATAATCGGGAGTTCCGTCAGCATTGATAATATGATTATCAGCTTCATATGCTGTCTGCATTTCAACACTCATAATACCCCATTTGCTTATAAGCTGTCTGAGCATTGTCTTTTTTGCCATAGCATCAAAATCCTTTGCCCAAAAAGTGTAACTTGTACCCTTATTGACATCGCTTGCATATCCGGCTGAATACTTTAATGCGTGCTGTTTCATCTTATCCTTACTCCAGTAAAGAGCCTTTTCAAAGCCATTTACATAGCGAAAATAAGCATAGTATCCGATAGTTTCGGCAGATTCACGCTCTGTTTCATCTTCAATCATTTTAATTGCTATTTCCTCGGTGAGTGGGTCCCAGTTAAGTAGTTCGCCCTCTTTTACTTCTACAACATTAAGTCTTTTATACTGACCACTACGAATAGCGAGCTGTATGTATCCACGATAGCCAAGAACAAATGTAGCTGTTGTACGCTTATTCTTTCTGTCCTTAAACGGGACCATATAATACTGACCGAGCTGTGGTGACGGAGGAAGTCCGAGAGAGTGACCGCAAAGAGCCGCCGAAAGAATTGTAGCTGCATCGCATTCTTCGAGTGCAGGATTTGTACTCACCACAGATGTGATAGCCGCCGTAAATTTCTGAATTTCCTTCGGGTCTTTCATTGAGTTTGAAAGACTTTTCTGAAAAGCCTGTGTCTGGAGCATTGACGAAAACTTCGGCTTTCTCTGCTGAATCTGATTGTTTTGATTATTATAATTACTCATAGCGTAATCCCCTTTCGTTGATTAACTGCTTAACAGTGAGTGCAAAATCTTTAAGCTGTGATTTTGTACCGTAAACCTTGAATGACAATGACAGAACTTTTTCATCTTGCTGTGGCTGTTCTGATATTTCTTCAACCGGAGGAGCAACTTCTTCAGGCACATTTGCAACAAACGGTTCATATTCGTCAAGAGTGTTGCTCACAGCCTGCTCGGCTTTTTCACGCTCTGCTCTTTCGGCTTCTGCCCTTGCTTTTTCTTCTTCAATAGCCTTGTACCTCTCGGTTACGGAAGTTATTGCAACCGATACATTCAAAGACCGCTTATACTCGTACAGGATTTCGTCCTTGTGCTCCTGCGTTGCGATAAGCTTTAAGTCATCCATAATCTTGTCAAGGTTAGATTTTATAGTTTCTTTAAGCTTTTTGAGAGATACGCTCATAGTAATGTTTAAACTAACCTGCTCATATGCCACAAAATCAATACCGAGTGATTTTGAATACTCATCAAAATAGCTTTTTGATTTTTCGTACTTTTCCTGTTTAAGACCCTGCTCAATGGCGTCAACCTTACCTTTAAGGGCGGAATCAGCTTTCTTATAAGGCAATGACACGCAATCTTTGTAAACTGTTTCAAAAGCCTCATAAGGTGTTATTATTTCCGATTTAACCGCTTTTCGGCGAGTTTCAAATTCCGCAAATTCCTTATTGAGCGATGAACGCAACTTCTTGATTTCCTTGTAGTTTTCGTCTGTACATATCATTTCGCAGGCAGTGTTTACCTTTTTCTCAATTTCAGATTTAACCAGCTTGAGATTCTCGATAATGACAGGAATCTGAGCTACCTGAATTAAATCGGTTGAATCAGGTTCTGCATCATTAACTGTTGACAGATTTTTTACTTCTTCCATATCAGCAGTTTCAAGCAAATTAACGGGTTCTGTAATTTTGGTCATTTTATGTTACCTCCTTAATCTATTGACCATTCTTCCTCGGTAATGCCGTGAAAAAGTTCGGCACATTCACGAGAACAGAAAATATCATCATTTGTATCTCTGAAATATGTATAATCATATCTGAGTTCTGCGTTGCACGCTCTGCAATGCCCCATTACCAGTACTTGCGGTGCGTTTGGGCACATCGGATTACACGGAGTGCTTCTGCATACTTCGCACATTTTAATATCTCCTAACTATTGATTTTTCGATTCAATATGATATAATGAGCTTGTTTAAATTTCTTTTTGTTTAATCCCGTGTTGCTGTTCCTAAGCAATGCGGGATTTCTCTTTGCCTGCAAGTTGCATTTCAAACAACGCCTTTGATGCTCTTTCAGCTCTGAGTTCTTCCCTGATAAGCTGTTCAAGGTAATAATCCTCAAGGCGTTCACCGTTTGCATCACCAAATCGGCTGATAATAACCGCCAACTTGTTCTTAGCGTGTGCCTTAGCAATTTCAAACTCAGATTCAGTGCATATGTATCCGTTTGAGGATATAAAATCAGTGTAATTCAAAATATTTTCCCACCTTTATATTTGATAAACATTTTGCTAAGGTCCGCAAAATGTTCTTTTCATCAAACAACCTTGTAGTCGTCGGCATTTTCAACCCCCACACATTCAAAAACGATTGTTTCGGGGTCCGATGATTCGTAGGCTTTGAGCTTTCGGGCAAGTTCTGCGTTTTTCGCTCTTTCGGCAACATATAAGGCTGTCACCTTGTTAAGCTTTGCTTTTGTTTTTTCGAGACGGCTGTTCGCAATGTCACGCTCCTGCTCGGTGCTTGCAAGACTTTTTTGCGTGTATTTAAGCTGGTCTTTGCTGTCGCGGTACTTTTTTCTAAGCGACCTTTTTGTTTCTAAATCTTTAAATGCCATTTGTTACACTCCTTTCAACGGGTTTGAACCGAGAATATAATTGAGAAACGGTATTCTCGGAATACGGATAGATGTGCCGACTACAATTACATTGAATCCCAATTTTTCGGGTTCGTCCTTTGCCTGTTCACGCAAGTTTTGCGGAGCAACTCCAATAGCCTTTGCAGCATCTTCCGAAAGCAGATAGACATCACTGCTATCCATAATTTCTTTGATTTTTTTGTTCATCTGAACTGTGTCCATACTTTCGCCTCCTATTTTTCGTTGGTAATTTTGTCTGAAACGATTTCGACTGATTCAACATCAGCTACGCTGAGTGCCAGTTTGAGCAGTACAACCTCGCCGACCGTTCGTGTTATCTGATAGCTTGTAACATACGGAATTTCTGTTCCGTCAATTTCAAGAAGAAACCTGTCCTTTGTGTCAATAAGTTTAAGTTTTGCCATTTTCTCACCTGCTTTTCGATATTTTATTGCTTTACACGACCTTAAATGTTATGATTAACTATGAAAGGAGGCATAAATATGAATGATATTTTATCGTGGTTGACTTTAATAATATCCGCAGTTTCAACCTTATGCACTTTGGTTCTTTCTTGGATATTATTTAAAAAGGAACAGAACAAAACCTATCTGAAAGAACGATATGAATTAGTGATTTTCCCCATATTCAACCTGCTTGAAGAACATTTGTACAAAAAGGAAATTACTTCTGAAATTAAACAAGCCGTTGAAAAATGCGAAGATATTATTGCCGATAATAAACTTATCGCAGGTGGAAAACTCAGCTATGTATTTTCTCTTCCATTAGATAAAATTAACTTTCAAAGCATTTCAAAATTAGTCGACAAAGAATATGATGATTGTTGTTGTGCTTTAGGAATTCCTTTAAGACCGTTAGATAAAAAGATGTATACATACAAAACACGAAACATAAAAGTTTTAATATTAGGAATTACTAAATATTCAATGCCGTTGATTGCGGTTTTCCTATTATCAGTAATTCTAATTGTACTTTTTGAATACTTCTTTCTTAAAGGATAACCTCTGCTTTGATAAGCATTGCTGTAATCAGCAGAAGTAAGATAATTGCGTTGAGAATAAACACTACAAATATTAAAAACTTGTTCAATTTTTATTCTCCTTTGCCCACTTAATCAGATCCATAATTTGAGCGTCGTGCTTATCAAGGTAGCTGTCTATTGTTTTATACAAATGGGCGGCTACTATTTTTATTGCTAATACTGCTGAAACAAAAGCTGTGCAAAGCATTAGCAGTCCTAAAATTATTATTACTTCCGTCTTTCTTCACCTCTTTTCAGCAAAGTCCGTTTAATGGGACTGCGATTGTGGTATTATTGATTGTGTTGCAAATATCTTTTGCGAATGTTATAATCGAGCAAAGGAGCTGATTATATGTGGGTAATAATTAGTGGTATTTTAGGCATTGCAGGCTTTTTAATATCTTTAATAAACCTGATTAACTATTTTGTTTCGCACAAAGTGAATTTGGAAATCACAATGCTTGAATACGCATACAAATTAGGCGTGCAGGGAAAGAAAAGACTTTTCATTCATTATAAACTTAACAATAAATCGCAACTGCCTATTTCTGTTACCGACATTCAATTAGTTCTGAACGGCATAGAGTACACCGAAGATTACAACACCCACGAAGTTAATTCTTATCATCACAAGGCAAAAGGTGTTGATGAGTATGTTCCGACATACAATGAACATCTGCCTATCAATCTTGAGTGCCTACATTCTCATTCGGGTTACCTCGTTTTTGTAATTCCTGAAGATAATTCTCCAAATCTCGATAAAGGTCTGACTTTTCAAATTCGCACCAATCGGAATAAGGAAGTACAAAAGAAAGTGTCATTGAATGAGGTGGTAACGCTCCGCTCCACTCTACCTTATCAAAAGTATAAAAATCTTTTTCTAAAGGATAAGGCGGAACATAAGGTGCACTGACAGTTTTGGTGACTGTTGGTGCTTTTTCTATGTTGAATAAATTATTAAAAAATCCCATTTTCTCACCCCCTTAGTTTTGGTTGGGTTGCAGTTTCCTTTAAGAAACTACATCAGCAAAAAAAATAGACATAATCTTATCTGAATTAAGTCCGAGAATTTTTGCAAGCTGTGCGATTTCTTCCTGCTTGAAACAAGTGACACCATTTATCCTTGTATAAAGTGTCTTTTTATCAATTCCCATTTTTTCAGCAAGTTTTGGAATTGTAAAATTGTTTCTTGCAATTTCAGCTTTAAGATCACTTGTATTCACTTTCTATCACCTCGTTTCCTTTAGGACACTTAAATTATATACTGCTTTCAGTCCTTTGTCAACCACTTTAGGAAACTTTTTTATATTTTTTCGGTTTAGTAGTTGCTTTTTTGAAACTTTGTGTTAAAATATAGTTACAGACCTCTTATAAGGAGAGACAAAAATGGATATAGGAAAAATGATTAACCAAAGAAGAACTGAATTAAAACTAACTCTTGAACAGGTAGGGCAAGCAGTTGGTGTCGGCAAGAGTACCGTCAAAAAATGGGAAGACGGTTATATATCTAATATGAGAAGAGATAAAATAGCTTTATTAGCCAAAGTCTTAAAAATGAACCCTGTTTCTTTTATTACTGGTGAATTTAAAGAAGAAGAAGACCAAGCAACCCCCCTTCCGCAAACAAATGTATTTATGCGACCGGTATATGACAGCATTTCGGCAGGGTTCGGAGTGATAGCTCAGGATGTGCCTGTTGACTATATGCCTACATACATCACCTGCCCCTCAGAACAGGATAAATATATATGGATAAATGTTCACGGTGATTCTATGAGCCCTCTGATTGATGACGGCAGTAAAATTCTTATTAAAAAGCAAACCTCCGTTGACAGCGGTCAGATTGCCGCAGTCCTCGTTGACGATGAAGAGGCTGTTGTTAAAAAGGTCCTTTACAACGATAACACCGTTGAGTTGCATTCAGTCAACCCCTACTATCCCCCACGAGTGTTCAAAAATAACGACGTCACCCGTGTTCAAATCCTCGGTCTTGTAAAAGAAGTCAGTAAATCGTTACAGTGAGAAAAGCTGTTTTACTGTAACAGTTAAATTTGTAAAAATATATTGATTTTGTGAATTTGTCGGTGTATAATTATATTCAATTCGTAAAAACAGCCTATTTTTACGAATTGCTTTTCTGATATATGCGTATAATTGTTAAATTACGGCATATAATACTTATTGGAGAGGTGATACATTTGGGGTATAAATCTTTAGATAAGCTGTTTTATTCTGACAAAGAAAATTATGAAAAAATTTACAACGAAAGGTATAAAAGCGAATACGCAGTACACTTAGATTTTCTGATACACGATAACCCTGCTTTTTTTGTGATGATACCCGAATTTATTACGAAAATTCGTGACATTTATAAAACCGATAAGCAAATCAAAGCTTTAAGGGATTCATTACCCGAAAAAGCAATTGACCATTTCGCTATCAGATGTTTGGTTGATGAAATTGTAAAGACAAATGATATTGAAGGTGTTTACAGCTCAAGAAGAGAAATTAACAGTGTCTTGTCAGAACTGGAAACAAAGAGCCACGGGAAGCGTTTTATGGGGCTTGTGCAAAAATATCTTATGTTGCAAAAAAATGAAACTATGTCCTTTGACACCTGCGAAGATATCCGCAACCTGTACAATGATTTAGTATATTTTGAAATCGAAGAAGATAACCCGTCTGATTTGCCTGACGGTAAAATCTTCAGAAAAGATTCAACAAGCGTCCTCAGTGCAACGCAAAAAGAACTTCACAGAGGAGTTAATCCCGAAGAAAAAATTATAGAGTGTATGAATAAAGCGTTGGCAATACTTAATGACAAAAGCATTGAGTGTGTTTTCAGAATATCAATTTTTCATTACCTCTTTGGTTACATTCATCCTTTCTATGACGGCAACGGAAGAACATCCCGTTTCATCAGCAGTTACTTGTTGTCAAAAGAATTTGAATCAATTATCGGTTACAGAATGTCTTATTCTATTAAAGAGAACATAAACGATTACTACAAGGCATTCAAGGTGTGTAATGACCCGAAAAACAAGGGAGATTTAACTCCTTTTATAATTATGTTTACCGATATTATTGATGATTCGTTGCACAAGTTGGTGTACGCTTTGGAGAAAAGATTAGAGCAACTGACACATTACGGAAAGTGCATTATCTTTCTGCCTAAAGGCGCCGACGAAAAATATAGTAATCTGTATTTTTTGCTTATTCAGGCAAGTTTGTTTTCCGAAAGCGGAATAAGCACAAAGGAACTAATGGATGTTATGAAATTAAGCAGAAGTACAGTTACAAACAGGTTAAACACCCTGTCCGATTACGGTTTAATAATCAAAAAAACTTTAGGCAATATCCGTTGCTACAGTCTCGACATAGATAAAATAGATACAATAATGGAAGAGATAAATAAATAAAAAATCCGCCCTGCTCGACTGGTCCTCGAACAGAGCGGAATCACCTACACAGGGTGCAGATGATACGATTAAAACGCAAAATAATTGTATCACAATCCCTTGTGTTTTTCAAGTAATTTTAAGCACAAGGGATTTTTGCACCCTTTTTTAAGCAAAAGGAGTGTATAAAATGAAACTGCCTAACGGCTACGGCTCTGTTTATAAGCTGAGCGGAAACAGGCGCAATCCGTGGGTTGCCTGCGTGACAATAGGCTACAACAAAGAAACACGCAATCAGGAACGCAGAGTTATAGGCTACTTTCCCAACAAGCCGAAAGCTCTGAACGCTCTTGCTGATTACAATCAAAACCCGTTTGATGTTGATTCGGCAAGACGCACTTTTTCAGAAATTCATGAACTTTGGTACAAGGAGTTCATCACTGAAGACACAAATCCGAACACCAAAAGACAGTATAATGCGGCATACAAACAATGCTCAATGTTATACAATCGCAAGATGTCCGATATAAAAATCATTGATATGCAACGAGTTCTCGACAACTGCAACAACGGTTATCAATCGGTTAGGCGAATTAAAATTCTGTTGAACAAAATCTACGAATACTGCATATTTCACGATATGCTCCATAACAATCTTGCAGAAAAATTGAAAATCAATGCCAAGTCAGATGAAACAAAACGAGCACGCAGGGAGTTTTCGGAAAGCGAAATAAATCTTTTGTGGGAATATTCAAATCTTGATTCGGTAAAAATAGTGCTTATGCTGATTTATTCGGGAGTGCGTGTATCTGAACTTCTCAATCTGAAAATTTCAAATGTAAACATTGACGAACAGACTTTCTTTGTTGAAAGTTCAAAGACCGATTCAGGTGTACGAACCGTGCCTATAGCAGACAAAGTACTGCCGTTTTGGCAGAAATTCATCAGCGATTCTCAATGCGGATATGTTCTGAATAACACCAATGGCAAGCCGCTGAAATACGATAACTTTAAACGCAACTACTGGACACCTCTGCAAAACGATTTAGGTTTAGACCACACCATACACGAAACAAGACATACCTGCATTTCAATGCTTGTATCGGCAAATGTGAACCATACAATCATCAAAAAAATAGTCGGTCACAAGTCGAAAATGGACTTGACCGAAAAGGTTTATACCCACGTTAACCCAAAAGAATTGGTGAACGCAATCAACAAAATATAG